ATGGAAAAGAAACATAGCCAGATGGCAGTATTTTTCAGACTCATATAACGGCGGAAACAACTACAGACAGGGCAGATACCTGGTCAAGTATGTTATGGAAAGCAATGAAGACTACGATGGCAGACTGAGAAACACACCTTTAGACAATCACTGCAAGTCAGTGGTTGAAACTTACAACTCATTTTTATTTAGAACACCACCCAAAAGAGACTATGGCTCGCAAGTGGTCACAGATCCAAGTTTGGACAGCTTTTTGGCTGACTGTGATCTAGATGGTAGAACATTCAATGCTTTCATGAGAGACTGTAGCACTTACAGTTCGATCTATGGTCATGTTTGGGTATTAATAGACAAACCTGCCACACAGGTAGGCACAAGAGCTGAAGAATTACAACAAGAAATTAGACCATATGTGTCAATGATCACACCAGAAAATGTGATTGATTGGTCATATGAAAGAAAATCAAACGGTATATATGAATTGACTGCTATCACAATGCTAGACGGTGCTGATGATTCAGGTGTATATTATAGAACAATAACAAAAACTGAAACCACAGTGTATCAAAAAACACAAGCAGAAAAACCTGCTGAAATAGTGGAAGTGTTTGCAAACCCTTTGGGTGTTGTGCCTTGTGTTCCAGTTTATGCTGGTAGAAGCACCAGCAGAGGCCTAGGTATTTCAGACATATCAGACATAGCAGATGTTCAAAGAGGCATATACAACGAATTGAGTGAGTTAGAACAACTCATCAGAATTTCCAATCACCCAAGTCTTGTTAAAACTAGCACAACCTCAGCAGGGGCAGGAGCAGGTGCTATCATAGACTTGCCGGATGACTTGGACCCCAACCTAAAACCATTCTTGTTAGAACCCAACGGTTCGGGTATTACACAGATAATATCCAGCATACACGAGAAAGTGGACAGCATAAACAGAATGGCCAATATGGGTGGGGTAAGATCAAGCACAACAAGAACAATGTCAGGAGTGGCACTGCAAACTGAATTTCAATTGTTGAATGCCAGACTATCACAGAAAGCAGACCTATTGGAATTGGCAGAAGAACAAATATGGAGAATGTGGGCTCTATGGCAGAACCGAGTATGGGACGGTGTGGTGGATTATCCAGACAACTTCAACATACACGATAGAGAAAACACAATAGCTCTATTAAAACAAGCCAAAGAATCACAACCAAGCAATCCGGAACTGTTGAAAGAGATTGATATTATGTTGGCCAAAACACTGATCACAGATGAGGACACACTTGAAAAAGTCGTGTCAGGACAGCAACAAGGACAACCTTTACAGACTGAAATGACACATCCAAGGGCAAACAACCCAACAGAATTAGTAGAACATATGAAAGAGATGATAGCACAAGGCTATACAACGGAACAAATACTACAACTACATCCGGAACTGACTGAGATGTTCAATCAAGGAGAGAGCAATGATGAATAAAGGAAAAAAACACAAAAAAGGTGGAAAAAGAGGCGGTAAAAGAGGCGGTAAAAAAGGCGGCCGAAGAGGTTAATTGGACCGAATACTTTGCTTCCATCAAATCAGTGTGTCCTTGGTCAAAGGCATACTGGTCCAAACAACAGATACACATAGTTGATTGGACAGGAGATATTTTGGCACTTGATCATTATGTGGCCCGTGTTTATAAACACCCCACAGCCAGTGCCAGACAGTTGAAGAAGATGATGAATCGATTCAATGAACAAAGACCAGACGAAGAGTGGTTATATTCACATCCCGAATTTGGTCAACACAGCACACCGGTTCCAGTGCTGATACAACAAGATTATGCTCTTTTACAGAGTATAAGGAACCACATAAATAGTAAAAACGATCACAATTGATCGGATAGTTAAACTTATGAACTATAAAAAAGGAGAATACGATGAGTGAAACGGAAATAAAAAACACTGAGCCAACTCAAGCTCAAACTGATGCTGTGGATAACACAGAATCATCCATTGAGGAGAAGACTTTTACACAGGCTGACTTGGACAAAGTCGTAGCAGACAGAATCGCCAGAGAGCGAAGAAAGTTTGAAAAAAAGTATGAAGGCATTGATCCAGAATACTACAGCGAATTGTCCGCAAAGGCTGAAAAGGAGAAACAAGACAAACTGAAAGCCAAGGGTGAATTTGAACAGATTTTAAAGGAAACAGTTTCTAAAAAAGATGAACAAATTAACTCTTTGATGAATCAAGTGAAGACCATCAAGGTTGATGGCACTTTGCTAGATACTGCTTCAAAACACAAGGCCGTAAATCCAGGCCAAGTTAGTCAATTACTTAAAGACCAAGTAAAGATGAATGAAGCAGGAGATGTTGAAATTGTGGATCCTAAGACAGGACAAGTGAGATACAATGACAAAGGTGAACACCTTACTATATCAGAGCTTGTCAGCGAATTTTTGACTACTAACCCACACTTTGTGGCGGCCACACCAGCAGGTTCGGGTGCCTCAAGCAGAGTAGGTGATGTAGGGAGCAGTGAAAAGTTTGATATAACTAAACTTGATATGTCTCGAGCAGACGATAGGGCAAAATATGCCGAATATCGTAAGCAAAAAGGTATATTATAATTTTTAACAAGGAGAAAATAAAATGGCTGGAGAAATTACTTCAACTACTACTACATTGAATGATCTGTTATCACCGATCGTTCAAGAAGCGATGTTCATTGCTAATGAAAAATCGCTACTAAGAGGCCTTGTAAGAAACTTTTCTGTTCCAAGAAACTCAGGTAAAGTTCTACAAGTTCCAATTTATCCAAAACAAACAGCGGCGGCTTTAACAGAAGCTGACGACCTAACAGCATCAGCAGTATCAACTAATGTTGCTAACATCACACTATCTGAAATTGGTTTAATGACTAATGTTTCTGACTTATCAGTGAACTACTCAGAATCAAATGTGGTATCAGACATTGGAAGACTATTTGGTGAAGCAATCGCACTTAAATTAGACCAAACTGTAGCGGCAGAGTTTGACAACTTTACTACAACAGCTTTAGGAAATGGTGCTGGCAATTTAGCACCAGCTGACATTTTTGAAGCAGTGGCATTTTTAAGAACAAGATCTGTTGATCCAGCAGGCCTAGTTTGTGTGATCCACCCACTTGTGGCTCACGATGTTAAATCAACAATCACATCAACTTTTGCTGATCCAAACGGCATGGTTGGTAATGAAGCAATGAGAAATGGTTTCATCGGCAGAATGGCTGGTGTTCCTGTATACGAATCAGCGGCTATCACATCAGCAGGTGGTGTGTCTAAAGGTGCTGTGTTCCACAGAGATGCTATCGGTTTAGCAATTGGTGAAGACATTAAAATTGAAACTCAAAGAGATGCTTCAGCAAGAGCTACTGAGCTTGTTGGTGTAGGAACTTTTGGTGTTGCTATGTTAGAAGAAACATACGGTGCTGAATTAAACTTCATCACAAGTTTATAATAACATCATTTATAGTGGGGGGCAACCCCCACTATGCTAACAAGGAGACACGATGGCAAACTACACTACTGATGCTGATATTTTAGAATATGAGCCAACTATAAAAGAATTTGGTGTGATAGACTTTAGTGATTATCACTCTAAAACCACTGCTGACATACAAAGACATTTGAGAATTGAATGGTGGCCTCGTGTGAGAAGAGCCAAAGATATTGGTCGTTATTTTGCTTCCACAGGTTTAGAAATGGACACAACCCGATTAACTGACAGTCAATTCAAAAGAACAGCAGTGTTTCATTGTCTAGCATACTACATATTACCACAACTCACACAGCATATGCCTGATCCAGACAGATTCAGAATGATGATAGATTTTTACAAAGCAAGATTCAGAGAAGAATTTGATCTTGTGCTACAGGACGGAGTTGAATACGATTGGGATAATGATGGTGTTGTGGAAGATGATGAAAAACAAACACAGCATTACAATCGATTGGTAAGATAATATGTCTAATATTAGAGATGACATAGCCAAAAACATAGTCCAACAACTGCAAGGAATTGAAGTTCCTAAAGTTGTTTTGGTATCAAGGAATCCCATAAATCCCACAGATTTATCAATTGCACAATTTCCAGCCATAGTGGTAAGAACAACCAGTGAATTAAGAACTGATGAAGCCATGGTCACTACAAGATTTGGTGAAATAGAATACACTATACAATGTTATGTGAGAGCCAATTCCAGTGCAACCACAGTGAACAATTCAATAGACGAACAAAAGAACACATTAGTTGAAGCCATTGAAGAAAAACTAGAAGAAGATAGAAAAAGAAATGAATTGGCTTTGAACAGTTATGTGACCAATGTGATAGCAGATGATGGTTCAATATTTCCAATTGGAAGGGTTGATATTACTTACATAGTTCGTTATAAATACACACGAGGAACATTATAATATGGCATATAGACAGATTTTTAAAAACGGTCAATCCCAATCAGTAAGTGGGAGACTAGCAAAAGAATTAACAGCCAATGAGGGTTGGAGCTACACTGATGATTCAGTGAAAGCCACACTCAAAGCAGTTAAAACTGTGAAACCCAAAAAAGCCAAAGTTGAGGTAGAAGCAGAAATAAAAGTGGATTCACCATTCAATGATGGTAATCCCGTAAACACAGACTTTGGCAATGAAAATGAGGAGAACTAACAATGGCAATCTATTCAGGACACGACGGTGAATTTAGATTCATCAATCCAACTGGAACACCAGCCGCTATTGCTAACATGAGAAACTTCACAGTCGAATCCACACAGGATGCGGTCGAAGTGACAACTATGAGCGGATCAGGTTTCAGAGATTACTTACCAGGACTATCAACTTTCACAGTGACAGCTGACATTTACTATGATGATGCCGATCCGGCAACTGTTGACTTGTTTGAAGCAGTATCAGAAGATATGATCACAGATGCTGATGCGGCCACTTATGTGAATGCTGACTTTGAAGTGTATCCAACTGGTAATGAAACTGGCAATCAAAAGTTATCAGGTAAAGGTGTAGTGACAAGTTTTTCAATCACATCAGCAGTTGATGGTATGGTTGAAGCGAGTGTGACTATTCAAGGATCTGGTGCTTTAACTATTGGCACAGCATCATAATCATTCAGGTGTTTTATGATCAGTGTTCGTTTGAAAAGCTCTAGAAGTATCAAAGATCTACAAACCCAAGTTCAAGGGTTGATTCGAGATATTAAAGAGAAAACTTATCAAACAGCAAAATCACTAACACCTGTTGATTCTGGTTATGCTCGTAGTCAATGGAAAAAACGAGACCAAGCAAAGGGCTTTAAGGTGACCAATGCCACACCATATATCCCTTTTTTAGACCAAGGCTGGAGTCGTCAGGCTCCCAAAGGCATTACAAAACCCACTGTGAGGACTATCACAGGATATATGAAAACTAAAAGCAGGAGATTAAAACGATGACTGACACGGACAAAAACAAACAATCAGCTATTGACATAGCAATAGGACACTTTCAAAACAAATTGAGCGGTGGCCTAATGAAATATCATAGTGAGGATTGGGGTTTAGACATATACTACAAAGCAACAGCCAGTTTGGCAGTTGAAAACAAGATTATGTCTTTACAACAACAAAACAAAACAGCAGAGGCACTTGTAGAAAGTATCATTAGCAAGGCTTTGGATAAAAACGGTGACAAAATGTTCAAGCCAACTGACAAAGCA